CTCTTCCGATCTGGGAGTAAGTAAATTAACTTTAAGTTAGGAAGTAGAGTAGAGATGGCCTTTACAGGAGTTTTTGAAGCACCTATGGTTATGGGTTCTAACTTTGGTCTCCTAGACTGCGTTAAAGCTGATACTAACTTAGACGAAGACCAATGGGTACGCGGTTTTTCTCAGTACTGGGACAGTGGAATTTATTCCGCTAAAAACTGGGACGATACAGATACAACCTCATATACAATTGCAAGCAATGCAACACCAACTCGTTATTTAGAAGTTAAACCATTTTTTATAGAGGTTGAAGATTATCGCTCAACATTAGGTCTTTTGGGTATAGACCACATTGAAAGAATTAAACTTCAGACTGAGTGTATTACACAGAAGGCTCTTGAAGCAGAATTATGGGAAGGCGCAGTTCGTCTTGGTGAAAGTCACTCAAATCGAGCACTAGTAGACCCTGCCGCTACGATACTTAACTCAGGTACAGCCCTATCTGCTACTCGTGCACTTGCGCTTCTTGAGCATTCAATTGGGCAAACCTCAGGCTGCGGAATTCAGGGAGTTATTCACATGACTCGTGACGTTGCCGCGCTTGTTGCAAGTTCAAGCCTAATTTATCCTTCCGCTGGAAGCAAAGACACCTTCCTTAGAACTGTTGGTGGAACTCCAGTAGTAATTGGTTCTGGCTACTCAGGAGCAGGCCCAACCGATGCAGCTGGAGACACAGAAACACCTACTGCTACAAATAAATGGATGTACGCCACTGGTGACGTTAGAGTCATTCTTGGTGATATTGACGTTGTTAACGATAACCTAGCCCAGGGCTACGACGTATCAGGCAACGCGAACAACATGCGTCTTAAGGCAATTCGCCCTGCTGCAGTGTACTTTGATTCATCTGTACATTTAGCAATCAGAGTTGATTTAACAGCGTAAAATAAGAACAAGTAAAAACAACTAAAGGAGAAATCAGTATGGCCACTCAGGACTACGCGGCAAGCGTCCAAGGTGTGGCGATCCGTGTCACTAGACTGGACGCCTCAGGTAACCTACTCACCGATCCAGGTGATAGTTATACAACCTCGGCGTTTCTTCGCGCATCATTTACACCAGAGTACGAAGAGGGCGATGAAATTGTAGAGAAGTCAGCAAACGGTACAGTTTGTGTTTCCTACAAAGCCCCTGACACTCTTAAAAGAATTACTATGGAACTGGCAATTTGTGAGCCAGACACAGAACTTACTGCTCTGTTAGCAGGCGGATTACTACTTCGTAAGAATCTAGGAACCTACGCTGCACCAGATCGCACATCAATTGGTTGGGCCGCACCAGCCGTTGGAGATGATCCTGCTGGAAACGGCGTTGCTCTTGAAGTTTGGTCATTTGCTGTGAAGGATGGAAAGCGTGCAACAACTCGTCCATACTTCCACTGGGTTTTCCCATATGTTAAGTTGCGTCAATCAGGTGACCGTGTAATTGAAAACGGACTACTTGCAAACACTTTCGAAGGCTACGGTCTTGGAAATGAGTTCTTCGATGCAGGTCCAGACGGCCGCTGGGAGTTCCCAGTTGCAGCAGAGCGTCCATATTCATACGCTCGCGATTCATGGGCACCAACTGGTCTAAAGGGCTTCTACGAGTGGCATCCTGAAGTTACTAAGACTATTAATAATACTGCTCGCACTACAACTGTTGCAACTGTTGGAACATCTACTGCTCACGGATTCCGTGTAGGAGATGTTGTAACAATTAGTGTTACAAATGCAACAGCACTTAACGGTGTTAGAACAATTACTGCAGTTCCAACAACAACAACCTTTACATTTACCACTACAACAAGCGGAACTATTGCCTCTGCTGGTGATGCTGGTACTGCATTTCTTGATTATGGTTACTACGCAGTTACAGACTTCGCCTCTGAAGGATCTACTACTGCGTATAACGTACCTGGTAGCAGTTCATATAATGCTGACAACGATGTTGACTTCATTATTGCTTCATCAGAGGATCCAACCTCTTAATATAAATAAGAAGAAGGGCGGACGACGTGTCGGTCGTATCATTGATACAACTAGCCGTTGTTCGCCCTTACTTTTTAGGATTGGTATAGACAATGGGTAATCTTTGGGTAGATGTTAACGAACTTGGCTCTACTTACGCAGAGTCTCAGTATGCATATGATGCTGTAAAAACAGCCTCGTACCTGCTCTGGGGCATGTCTGGGAGAAAATACTCTGGCGTAACAACTGTTACCGAGCGATATGTCTCTTCCTATGACCCTTACATCCGCACAGGCGCCTCTATGCTTACATACTCCCCTACTTTAGTCAGGGGAAATGTTGAAAATATCAGACTAAATGGTTCAGGACCTTACCAACAAGATGACTTTTCAGGCGATGGAACGTCTGCAAGCACTCGTGTACGCCTTCGTGGTCGTAAAGTAATAAGAGTTCACACGCTAAGAGATAGAGATGGTCTTGTAATAGACCCAAGAGATTACTATCTAGTAGAGCACTCAACAATTCTTGCTACCCCTGGGGCTAGCTGGACATCTTCTAATATTGAAGTTACTTATTCATATGGAACACCACCACCGATAGCAGGAAAAGCTGCTGCTCGACTACTTGCCATTGAACTTGTTAAGTTGTATGAAAATGATGATACCTGCGCCCTACCTCAACGTGTAACCTCTGTTGCTCGCCAAGGTGTTTCGTATACAATTTTAGATAATCAAGATTTTATTGATGAACTTAGAACTGGTCTATATGCTGTAGACCTATTTTTAAAAACAACTAATCCAGACCGAGCAAGAGCAAAAGCAAAGGTATTTAGCCCTGACACTCCTAGAGCACGTCGTCCTATTCCTAAGCCATATCAGCTAACAGAGACTCCTTATGACCTGAAAGTTCTTACTTCTGGTGCATCGCTAGTTCTTTATTTAAATGAAATAAATGGAGAATTCTTAGAAGACGACGCGTCATGGGAAGTGTCTTTGACTGTATCTGATCACTCTTACACAAAGTCAGAGGATTTAGAAAACTCTATTAGCCTCAGTCGTGTTAATGGAATCATAACTATCTCTCCAACTTATAGTCAAATATTAGATATTATTGGTCCAAGAGAGCCTGGTGTTTATGACATCTATTGCACTCGACCTAGTTTGGGAAACCCAGCTGTTGATGAAGTAATTAACCTACTTACAGCAAACGTATCATTTGAACTTTACACAAGAGTAGAGCCAATTTATACACTGTAGGATATATACAACAAGTAGGATATATACAACAAGTAGGAGAGACAAATGTCGACAGCAATAAATAAGGCAACTGTTAGTAGCAGTGCCAAAAATCTTGCTGTATTTTTAGACGCAGTTCTTACTCAAGTTGTCACTTCTTACGCTTCCTACACTATGCCACTTCCTCTGCGTAGATACTACACACTAGGTCAACCTGTAGTTGATTGCGAACAAGTAGTTGTTTCTTTTGTGCAGATGTATGTTGGTGCTCCAGGTGATGAAGCGACTCAGCCTCGTAGATGTAGCGACCCACGGAGTGCGACAATTAATGTTTCCGTATCAAGGGCAGTGCCAGTAGTTGGTCAAAACGGTAGACCACCTTCTGCTGAAACAATAGAAAGTTCTTCAGAAATTACTGCCTATGATGCATGGATTTTACTAGATAGCGCTTCTCAGTTAGATACTTGGGAGGCCTCTGGCTTTGGCCTTGGAGTTATCGCAACTGTTGAAGTTGCTGCCCCTGAAGGTGGTTTTCAAACTGTAACTTTGACCCTGACTGCGGCGGTTCCGTAAAATGGCAACAGTAGTTATTAGAAAAACAGAGTTAGATTTTATGCTCAATAACCCTTCGGGAGATGTCGGAAAATATCTAGCGAAGAAGGGAAGAATAGTTCAGGCTGCTGCTAAGGCTCAAGTTGGAGTTAGAACTGGAGCACTTCGTTCTTCTATTCATATGCGCCACTTGCGTGATTCTAGAGGTCAATTTGTAAAAATTGGCTCATCTTTGAACTATGCACTACTTCATCATGAGGGAACTAAGCCTCATATCATCGTTCCCGATAGGGCAACGGTACTTAGGTTTGTTAGCAGGGGCCGTGTGGTTTATGCCCACGCAGTTATGCACCCTGGAACAAAGGCAAATCGCTATCTTACTGACAACTTAAAGTTGGTAAAATAGTTAGCAGTTTACTATGTCAATAGTAGATAAAGACACACGAGAAACGAGGAAAAACAAAGATGACAAATACAAGATTTAGGGATTTTGGTGCTGGTGACAAAGTTTCAGAACCCCTTTCTTTCAAACTCCATGGGGAGGAATTTCACTGCAAACCAGCACTCCAAGGAAAAGTTCTTTTGGACATGGTTGCTACTGCTCAGTCAGGCAATGAAAGCGCAATTGCAAACAATTTGATTGAAACTTTTTTTTCAAAAGCGTTAATTGAAGAAAGCCTTGTTCGTTTTAATGCTCTGCTAGAAGATTCAGAAAAAATCGTAACTGTAGAAACGTTAGGAGAACTTACTTCCTGGTTAGTGGAGCAATATTCAAGCCGCCCTACGCCGGGGCCAGAGGACTCCTTGAGTGGGCAGTAGACCTTTGGCCTTATGTCAATGGAAAAGCACTAATGAGCGGCCTACAGCTTTCTGAGTTGTCTTCTTCTGAAATGTTAGACGTTATACACGTCTTATTTGAAGAAGATTTTACTAACGCTGTTAGTGGAGAACAAATTGACGCAAAGAACAAGATTAGAAAGATTATGTATAGAGAGTTTTATGACAAAACTTATACATATGGTGGAAGTTCAAATGAGCAATCTGGTGACTTTGAAAACGCTCCAATGGATTATAGCGATATAACTCCGTTTGACCCGAAGAAGGCACCAGTAAAACCATTTGTTCCTGCTACAGAGATTAATGAAAACTCTCCAAAACCATTTGGAAAGTTACTAGACGGCCCGTTGGGCTAAGAATGTCGGGAGGTGATGGCACGTGGCAGTTGTAGGTGATGCATTTATAGTTGTTCGGGCCATCACTACTGGCGTTGAAAAAGACATTAAAAATGCTTTTAAGGGAACTGATCGTATTGGTGACCAAGCAGGAAATGATGTTGGTAGGTCTTTTCAAAAAGGATTTAGACGCAATAATAGTGGAAATATGTTTGGCAACCTTATTAAGCAAAGCGTTGCAGCTAAAGAAGCGTTTTCATCTCTAACACGAAAAGGTTTTGCTCTTCAACCAATTTTAGCCGCCCTTGGTGGCATTATTGGATTACTTGGAACATCTTTACTTTCTCTCGGTTCAGTTATTTCGGCTGCGACTTTACCAGCTTTGGCGGTTCTTGGGCAAAGCTTTACCGCTGTTGCTCAGGCGGCTATCACTCTTAAATTAGCCTTCTCTGGAGTTGGCAAGGCAATTGGACTTGGAACTAAAGCCAAAAAAGCTGGGGCAGATAAATCAAAAGCACTTGAAAAAGCAGAAGATAGGCTCACTAAAGCACAGAGGGCGCTAGCAGATGCTTATGAAGATGCTGCAACTAGAGAGAAAAAAGCAAAGAAACAGATTATTGATGCTGAAAAAGAATTATTTGATGCTCGTGAACAAGCAATTGAACAGTTACAGCAAATTGGTTTTGAATCAGAAGATGCTGCTATTGCAGAACAAAAGGCTGCACTTGAGTTAGAAAAAGCACGTGAGTCTTTGGCTCGCGTATCAGACCTTCCACCAAACTCTCGTGCTCGTAAAGAAGCAGAACTTGCTTTTGCTCAGGCGGATTTAAATTATAGAAAAGCAATTGATGCTAATAATGACTTAAAAAAGACAGAAGCCAAAAATGCTGAACTTGCTAAAAAGGGTCCGCAAGCTCTTGTTGATGGTCAAGAAAATGTTGTTAGTGCTTTAGAGGCAGTAAAAGATGCTACTAATGGCTATAACGAAACAATAAAAGACAATGAGCGTTCAATTCTCAGTGCCACTGAAGCACGTGATGAGGCAGCAGAAGCCGTCAATGATATAAAAAACAACAAAGACGCAACAGATGCTTATGCTGACGCCTTAGCAGAGTTATCAAAAGAGGCAAGAGCCTTTGCTGAATACATGGTTAACACTTTTATACCAGCACTTAAAGACTTAAAAGCAGCAGCGGGTGAAAAGCTATTTCCACAGTTGGAAACTGCTTTAGAAAATCTTAGAACTAAACTATTTCCAAGACTAATCCCACTTCTTAAAGAGACTGGCGATGTAATTGGAAGAATTGCTGTAAAGTTTTCCGAAGCAGTCACTAAAGGGGAAAATTTAGAAAGACTGGAAAGAATTTGGAAATCTAACGATAAAGTATTGACCAACTTTGGTGATGCCGCAACTAACCTTTACGAGATTTTTTTAATCCTTCTTGACACTGCTCGCCCTCTTACAGAAGAGTTTTCTAAGTGGATTGCTACTGTAACTGGAGCATATAAAGAGACTCTTAACACTAAAGAAGGTGTAGAGAAACTCAACGATAAGTTTCAAATTGCTAAAGGAATCCTAAAAGATTTAGGTAAGATTTTTGGAAACGTATTTGGTGGCTTAGGAAAAATTATCTCTGCCAACGTTGGTCCAGGTAGTGGTGGACAGATATTTTTAGATTATCTAAAAGAAGTAACTGGAAGATTTAAGAACATAACCGAAATTGATGGACGTCCTCTAAAAGACTTCTTTGCCGATGCCGCTGAAAATGGAACAAAACTTTTAACTCTTCTTGGCAATATAATTGGCGGATTTATTACTTTAGCCGATAATAAAGGCCTTGGCATTTTCCTAGATCAACTAAACGTTGTGACGGACATATTCCAACGAGTTGGAGAAAACTTAGACGCATCGCTTCCAGCATTTGGTGGCTTCCTAATAGAGTTTGCTAAATTTATAGAACTAGTTACAGAGGCTGGCTCTGTAACAATCTTCTTTGAGACATTAAAAACTGCTTTTGTATTTTTAAATAATTTTTTACGTTCAGAACTAGGTCAGCGTATTCTTGAACTTTCTGCTCAGATTCTTCCTCTTCTTGCTGCCTTTGGTCTCCTTGCTAAAGTTGGCGGATTTTTTGCTAAAGTTCTTATCGGCGCTTTTGCTCAAATACTAAAACCATTGCAATTTATTGGTACTGCATTTGGTGCGATATCTACTGCCACTGGAATTGCTTTAGGGCCTCTTATTGCTATTGCTGCCGTTATCGCTGCGGTAGTTGCTGTTATTGCACTTTTATTTATAAAAAGTGAAAAACTTAGGGAAGCATTTATGCTTTTGGTGGACGGCGCTCTTGGTGCTCTTAAAGGAGCATTCAAAGATATTATGGGAGCAATTGAGAGCATAATGCCATCAATTAAAAGTGTTGGCTCTCTTTTTGAGAGCGTTGGAAACTTCTTAGCAGTAACCCTTGTTCCTATTTTAAGTTTTATTCTTGTTAGAGCCATTGGTGTTCTTTCTGGAGCAATTCAAAAAGTTATCTATGTCATTGGTGGAATTATTGAAGCCTTCAAGGCCGTGTGGTATTTTGTAAAGGGAATCTTCCAACTTCTTACAGGCAACACCGAAGGTGCTGCTGACTCTATGAAAAAGTCTTTCTCAGCGGCATTTAGCGCTATTAAGAATACAATTAAATCAATTCTTGCTCCTTTTGTTGCAGTTATAAACGCTATTTCAGATGCATGGAATAACTCGGTTGGAAAGTTTAGTTTTACTGTCCCTAAGTGGGTTCCAATTATTGGTGGAAACACGTTTAAGGTTCCTAACCTTCCTCGTATTAATCTAGCAAGTTTTGCAGAGGGAGGAATTGTTGCTCCACGAGAAGGTGGAGTTATTGCTCGTGTAGCAGAGGCAGGTCGCCCAGAGCGTATTGAACCTTTAGACCCTACTGGTCTATCTGTTCGCGATAGAGCAATTATTGATCGTATATCTGGACAGGGAACAACTGTAAACGTAACAGTAAATCCTTCTGCTGGTATGGACGAAAGAGAACTTGCCTCTATTGTCTCTCGTCAGATTGCTTTCCAACTTCGTAAGGGAGCTGCATAAGATGGCAAGAGATAACTTAATCGTCAACCCTTCGTTTAAGACAAATACGACTGGCTGGTCTGCAACAGGGTCTTCAACGATTGCCCGTATCACCACAGACTCATTTTCTGGCTCTTCCTGTCTTGAG